CAGCCGACCAGAACCGCTCACGGTTACTCATATCAACGGCTTTGTCAATACGCTGCTGGACTTGCATAACAAGATCCATGGCTTCTTCTAAGTCAGTAACTAAATACTGGGCATACTTAACCCCTGCGTGTCCATGGTGCTCGTATAAGGCGTTAAATATTTCGTCGGCTTCTTGTTTAGACAGTGTGCCTGTAAGCTCAATCTTGTACTCTAAGAGGCGCATAAACTCGCCATCGGGGGTAGCTTTAAGGGATGATAGCTTGTCATAGAAGGATGCATTGGAGCTAGTTAGTAAGATGGTGCCCCACTTAGTAGCATTTGCACGCTCAGCATTCTCGTGCTGTTTCATACGGTTTTTACCCCTACCTTGCGATGCAGCATAAAGTAGGTCTGAGAAATGATCGCCGCTCATCTTGGTAACTTCGTCAATGGTCACGGGTAGATTGTTCATAACCCCAAGGCGGTGGATCATGGAGTTCATTGTGTCCTTCCACTGCAACATAAGCTCTTCAGGATGACCCCATACGCTATTGCACATTTTCAAGATGGTCGACTTACCAGTACCAGAGGTATTGTTTACTAGGTTAATAATGGCACCCTTGAGTTTAAGGTGCTTAAGTAATGGGGCGCCGAAGGCGGTAAAGAAGCCAAAAGCATGTGGTTCAAACCCAGGCTGGTCGTATACCTTGACTATACGCTGCCATTCTTCAAAGCTACCCTTTGGTTTTAAATAGTCGGCTAATGAACCAGTGGCTACTGAAGGTGGGCTATACGCTACCTTTTCTGCTGAAACTTCTTGCTCACCGATAATAAACTTTTGATCCTTGTCGGCCCAACCAAACTGATCTCTCATAACTTCTAACTCCATTGAATGTTGTAGATTTTTTGCTGACGCAATCATGTATCCCATAATTGCATCCATTTGTTTTTTAGCTGCTATGACCCCAAAGTAGCCTAGCTTATCCCGTAGCTTTTCTGATGTCATTGCATCTGTAGCTGACATAGCAAACTCTTTCATGCCGTCTTTTGGTAGGTGCAGTCTGATCCAAACCGACTCGCCTTTGGCAGGATCGTGCAGTCGTTTGACAATATACAAGTCATGCTCGTATATATTTATTGCGTCACTACCCCCATCGTCATCCCTAATCTCAATATAAACGCCGCCGTTCTTCCCCCTAAAATACGGAAATGGATACGGTGGTATATCGAAAACTTCCTCTTGACCAGTCTCCGTCGTCTCCACGATGACGTTATCTTCCGCAGCAGCAATTTCAGATCCGAGCTGCACCGGCGATGATATCTTGCCCTTGTGTTGGCAGCCTTCACAGCCTTGAGGATTAAGCTTCTCGAATGTTTGACATGTGTATGGCCCCTTCGTTTGATTAGCTTTACGCTCCGTGTTCTCCGGTGAGTACTCAGGGTGTGCTTCGGATATTTTATGTATGGCTTCATCTCTATCTACGCAGACTGCCGCTACCGACAAGCCTGCTCTCCATAGTGGTTCTTCAATTGTGTCTTGGTTTATTGCAATATTCTCAAGCTGAGCACATCCCTGCCCATTCATGGTTTTAATCATGATGGTTTTAAATCGGCTTTGCTTATTACCTAATAAAGATAACGCAGACTCACTGTACTGCCGAGGCATCCAGTCAGGCGCAACTAAAACGCCTATTGTTTGTTTGACATACTCGTAGTCAATTTCAGGCTGTAGCTTTAGTATGTCTACGGCAAGTGGTGGGTCTTCTTTAAAATTAAGAGTCTCTGGTACACGTAAAATAGATGCGTTATCTGCGGTCCTGGATGGATCAGCAGCAAAGTCATGCTCTTCACAAAGAGCTTTAAGGCGTTCAGCTACAGGCTTCCACTGTAAACGATCAACTACAGTTTTTAATCTCCAATAAGCATGTATACCTCGCCCTGAATCAACCACAGATGGCAAAGGCATATTAATCTTCTTACAAAAAGATTTAAGTGCATTTAATCCTTCTGTTTGATTTTCATAGGGTTTACCCTCACCACAGTCAATATCTAGCCAAAAGGCTTTAATCATACCCGTATTGGGTTGGATCCTACCCTCTTTGGGGTCTTTATATTTAGCGCAAGCAAAGTACACATTGCACTTATCTTGTAACAGCACATCAATTTGTGCTTCTACCTCCACGAGAGTTGCGTGGAATGTTTGCACAGGGGGTTTTGACCCGTCTTGCCGTAAGCCAACTATGCAGTACCACCCTTCTCCTTCGGGTGCCAGTACTGCGGTCAATAGATCTGTTGTTGCCATAGTTCCTCAACACCGAAAAAATAAGGACAGCAAGGGATTCGGCAATATCCCGATTCGCTCCGTCGAGCTAGCTGTCCCCGTAGACGTTAACTGCTTAGTATTTTCTCTATTAGTTCAATCTTGTCTTTGCGTGGGGTACCACCACCCGTAAACCATGTGTACATAGTCATACGGGAGACGCCAAATTTCTTAGCAATCTGTGATACTGGTATACCCTTTGCGATGCAATGCTTGCCAAGGCGAACCCCCGGGTGCCGAGGGTTGCCAGCTTTTATTGCTTCAACAAGACGGAGACTATAACCTCTTAGACTCATGCTTCTTCGTCAGTGGACCATCCGCTCATCACGGCTTTCAAGTCTCGTTTAGCAGTCGGCTCAGCCTTTTTCTCTTCACGCTTCTTAGGCTCAGGGATTGACTCTGCTTCAACTTCAACTTTGGCTACCTCTGCCTTTGCTGTTGGCGCAGCTAGCTTAGGTTTAATACCGTCTGCTTGTGCAATTGTCATAGTAACTGCGCTCTTAGCAGCTTGAGTTTCACCAAGTTTCTTGGCTTGCTCCCATTCATGGCGCTCTAAGAATCGCACCGGTTTGAAAAACAACTTACCAACTGTTGAGTCTTCATCAAAGCGCATCTCAGTAACCAAGCTATTTAGGTTGTAGCCTTGTGAGCCAACGTACTTAGCGTATTGGTTAAATGGCATGTGCTCTAAATCACCAGGGTCTTTCATGTCATAGAAAATAGACTTGGATTGCAATGTCATTTGATAAACATCGCCATCTAAATCAGACGCCAAAGCTACTGCAATACGGCGGTTCTTACGACATGCTTTGGTATTGCCCTGACCTGACCCATTAATATCTTGTGGGCAGTTAGCGCATGCTGATGATTGTGGTGACTTAATAGACGCATCAGGTTTATCACCGTCATTAGACCAGCAATCAGGTGGTGCAGCATCAGCTTTTGGATCCCATGCTTTAGCATAGAAAGTTCTTGATACGTGCTTAGAGGCGTTAACAATAACAACTTCTAGCTTACTGGTGTTGGTCTTAGATACTTCTGTACCATCCACTTTAAGCACAAACTTATTATTGCCAAGCGCAATGCGTTTAATTTGTGAGCCACCGCCACCTGATAGGGCTTTGGTTACATCATCAAGTTCGACTTCCTTAAGATAGTCGGGTAGTTGATTATTAAATAAGGCGACGTTACTCATTTGCTTTTCCCTTTTAAAAAATTAAAAATAATTTCTGCGTCTGCAATAATTATGTCTATATCAATCGAGTTTTGATTTACTTTGATAGATAGTTCTATAGCAGCTTGTCTTAGGTGCGTATCTATTTCAGCGACGTTACTCATTTGCTTCTCCTAACAGTTATAGCGTATGTGCGATCCACATTTAAACCGGCGGGATGCAAGTCCGGATTCTCTTCCAAAAACTGCTTCATATTGGTCTGATGAATTCTTTTCTCAAGCAGATCAGGAGCTTCATGCTCATGCAAGAACTTATAGAAGTTCTCCCAATCGTTTGTCCAAAACCTGCTCTTAACCGACCGCATAGCAAGACCATGTTTAGTCTTAATGCTATCGGCATTGGTTGATTTGCAGACTTCTAGTATTTCTTGTTCTATCAGAGATAGCTGTTCATTGAGATCAGCTTCTTTCTCTTCTAGTTCACGACGTAATTGGTCACGGGCGTCACGTATTTTGATATAGATCTTGACCAGTTTGTCCATATCGGCGACGGGTTGTACTACCGCTTCGGCATCATTCATTTTAGTTTCCTTGTCAATATCGGGTCTAAGCCCGTTAATTAATACTACAACTACTACTTTACTATGTCAACTCTTTATTGTCAACTTCTTGTCGGTACAAATCAATTATTTTTGTATGTACATCAAGTTTATTCTGCAACATATGATACAACTTAGTCTCTACGGGACTACCCTTAATATGCACAATAGTCATCTTATTCTTTTGCCCCTGCCTATCAATACGTGCATTTGCCTGTAAATAAGTCTCTATAGATGTTACTGGTGCATACCAAATAATAGTATCTGCAGCAGTTAGTGTGACTCCGTGTGCAGCAGCCTGCGGTTGTATGAGAAGCACTTTGGGGTCGGTATCTTCTTGAAATCTTTTAAATATCTCGGTTCGTTTGTTTACTGGAACCTGCCCATTGATAACCTCGCAGGTAATACCTGCCCCTCTCAAATGTGTCTTGAGTAATTCTATTGTATGCGTGAATGGAATAAAAACAAGAACTTTGTGGCTGGCTTCTTCAATTACTTCTTCAATAACACGTAGCCGATTACTAACATCAAACTCAACGACAGCACCGGTATCAGAATAGACAGCTCCACCTGATATTTGTAAGAGTTTATTAATCTTAACCGCAGCATTAACGGCGCTAACTTCTTCGCCATCCGCCGCCATAAGGTATTCGTCTCTGAGCGTTTTGTAATATTTCGTCTGTTGCGCAGTAAGGGGGGCGTCCCGAAAAACATGTGTAACCTCCGGTAGGTCTAAGCAATCTTCTTTTTTAAATCGGATTGCGGGTTGTAGTGCATCAAATACAGTTGTGCTTGCGTCAGGTTTTGGTAGCCATTTAAACTTGGTAATCTGCACCATAGTCTGGTCACGGAAAGCCCCAAAGAATCTAGGCACGTTATCAGGTACAAGCATCTTTGCTAGACCAAACGCATCAGTAGGAGTCTGTGCTGCTGGTGTACCCGTCATCATCCATACCCATGTGCGTGGGGTTATGATGTGATTAAGTGTCTTCCAGCGTTTAGTAGTAATAGTCTTGTAAGCATTTGCTTCGTCAATAATTACTAAATCAAAGTTTTGTTTTGCAATTGCGTCGGCTACGATGTCTACGCCGTCGTAGTTGATGATTACAAACTGAGCATCACTTTCAATTACTGCTTTTCTTTTATCTCTGTCGCCATATGCAACGCCAACCTTGCGGTGCATTGCAAACTTAAACAGATCAGCCTGCCATGCAGATTGCATGATAGATAAAGGGCAAATAATTAATACCTTGTAGACTTTCTTTTGTTCTATTAAATAATCTGCAGCCCATATAGCCGATGCGGTTTTACCTGTGCCCTGTTCGTTAAAACAAAATGCACGTTTGTTAAGGGTTAAAAAGTTAGCCGTTTCTTTTTGGTGATCCATGGGTTTATAAAGCCCAGGCCATTTGTAATCTCTTTGGATTGGAGATGGTACATTTTTAATTTTAAGTTTTGATAAGGCTTGTGCTTCGTCTAAACCCCACCGAACAGCAACCTTATGTAGGTCGCCGTTGGTTTCAATAACTTCACTTTTGGGAATGCACTCTGTTACAAGATTAGGGCGTCTTGTAGTAACTACTATTGCTTTGTTATTTACTATTTCCATGTTTAGTTTTTATTGAGTGGTCTGAGTTTCTTGCGTACGAGCGATTACTCTTTGCAGTCTTAACCGTAAGATTGCTACGTACCGTTTTTCCGCCTTTAGATAAAGGGACTTTGTGGTCAACATCTTTGCCATCGCCTTTGTGGGCAAGCCCAGCTTTTTCCATAATTCGACGAGCCTTGTTACGTTGCGCCCGTTTCTTCTTGACCGCCGGCGTACCATCATACTGTTCATATTCCTTTTTGTAAGGGCGGGGTTTGTTCACATAAGGCATATCGTTGCTCCTCTTTACGGTAAAAATACACGGCGCCATCGCCTAATACTATGTATTTTGGCATGTTTTTTGGGTCTGTTCCAGTCAATAATCGCAGGGTTTCTTGGATGTTGTCATCTACATCTACCCAGCCAGCAAAAGGGATTGGCTCAATCATTTTTGTTCTGCCTTTTTATTGGTATCATTCACAACAAGATAAACTTTTTCTCCTTCAATCTTGCGACCAGTAACCCATTCTTCTTTTGCGTCTTCAATCATGTGCTCACGCAACGCAACCCGAATAGCGTCTTTTTCACTTTTAGCTTCCACCTCATATAACAACGTATTAAATTGAGTTTCGTATAAAATAACTTCGTATTTGTTCATTTCTGAATCCTCTCCCATAGCTCAGACAACGGCATCCCTTTAATCTCTTTCCACCCAATGTGTATACAGGCATACATAATGAACAGGAAGAACGCAAAGACCACGGCAAAGATCAGCACTGCACAGGTAGCCACAAACAGGGCAAACATATTAAGTATCGTGACAATCATCTTCTAATCTTTTTTGCAGGTGTCTTAGTTAGTTTTGTAACGTTTTCTTTGCTGATGTATTTTTTAGATTGCTTGACTATCTCTTTAACAATATCAACAAAGCCATGGGCAATAAGCATTTCTCTTGCTTCTGCGTCAGCATCGACCATAATGATTGCAGAACCATCAGGTAATTCTTTTACTAATTTACATTTGACTTTCATATCAACGCTTCTCCTAAGTTAGATAAATCAATCGGTTTCTTCTTGCAACGTAAAAGTTTGTACGTCCACCCAGCTCTCCCACTTACGATTTGATCCGCTTCTTCTCGTCTTGAGACCTTGCGCATTAGCTCTTGGTTCTCGTCGTAAATTAGGTACATATTCAAATTTGTCATCTCCAAACTTTGGTACATAATATTTTGGTTTTGGTAATAAACTCAGGGCTTTGTCTAATACCTCAAGTATTTGCAAACGCCGTCGCATATCACTTTCTTCTCCTTGATTTGACTGCAACAATCCCTACTTCAGGCTCTACTTTGTTGCGTTCTTCAATAATTAAATCTGCTATTTCCCACACTGCTTTTGGATTTATTTCGCCTTTTACTGCAAACCCCATTGTTAGCATCATCGCAAAGCAATCCCTTAAATCATCATCACCGATCATTTGTAATGTCCTTTTCCATTGTGTTCACAATCTTTTACTGGGCAGAACTTTTTACATGTGAAGTTCGGCTTTGCATTCCATACGTTGTTATCATGCGCCGCAGCTAACTTATCTGTTTCTTGAACCCAAGTAAGCCACTTCTCTGGCGAGTCATGTTTGATATAATGGGCTCGCACGAAGTCTTCGCATACTACAAAAGCCAGCCCTGCTTTGACTCGCTCAACCAATGGGAAGTGTTTGAATACGCACAGTGCCATTAGTTCAAGTTGTTTAGTATCGGCATACTGACTGCTTTTGCCTGTCTTGTAGTCAACAATATGTGCCAAGTTATCCTGAATAATGACTAAGTCGGCTACGCCTCTAAACCAAACGTTCTTATCAAAGAACCCGCATGGCTCCAAATCCTCAGTTAAACCCATTTTGTGTTCACAAAGCTTTCGGCCGGGTATGGCTTTAAGCACATCCAATACTGGTGTAAGGAATGAGAACTTCTCCGGTACCGGTTCACCATCTCTGATGTGTTTCTCAGCCGCTTCATGCACCATCTTGCCGTAGGTCAAATGCTCGGTCTCAGGCTCAACAATATCCTTAACCACCCGCAAGTGATAATATTTTTTGGGGCACTGTTGAAACAGTCCAAGAGACGAGTAAGACCAAGTAAAGTCAGGCATTTGTTTCTAGTTCTATGCGTACAAATTCATTAATAGGAACATCAAAAAATAACTCTCCACTTGCTACTTTATAGTTACTAACTTCAATCAAAGGATGCCTATCTATTTTGTTAGTTTCAATCCAATGAGCACTTTTTAAGTCTTTTGCCAAAGCAAAGAACAGGGTGCGCTCACCAAAATACTTTTGTTTCCTTTGTAATACATGGATTGTGCTAAACCTACACTCAATCCATTGTCTAACTTCTACTTCTGCCGATCCTAAAACTTCATTGTCTTTTATTATTAAAAGATCAATACCATACTGGTCAGGATTTGGCATTACTACTACATCAAATACACTTTCAATATGCTTTGCTATCGTTTGTTTTGCAGGGGCATCAAATGCATCAAAAAGATCTTGTTCAAATGGTTTCCGTACCATCTATCTCTATCCAAGTTCTTACCGCTCCACTCATCAACCGAATCTCGGCTTGAGCATTTAAGCAGTGGTCATACGCTTGTTGAAATTTGTTTGCTACTAACGCATCATGAGCCGCTTTAATTTCTTTAGATGCATGTAAATAAAAATCTGAATACTCCACTTTGCCGTCCATTAAATATCCCATTTCTCAATAGATTGCTTTTTACTGCAATCCCCGTAGCTCTTACCTATACCCAATTCGCAAGCAAGAGGCAAAGTAGTAGCCCAAGAGGGTCGCCAACGCATACACTCATTGATATACAACAATGCTTCTTTTTCTTGCCCTTCAGGCACAACCGCCATTACAGCATCATGCACCGTTAATGCTACACGATAACGCTTTGCAATGCGTAACATTTGTTCGCCAATGATACACCGAGCCAACGCTTGACACACATTTTCAATAACTTTACCACCATAAATCTTTATACGACCACGTCGGCTTGCATACGAGTATTGCTCGTCTTCATCTTTTTGCAAATCAGGATAATTTAAATACAACCCGCTTGGGAGTAGAAATCCATTTTGCGTAAGGGTAAGTGCCTGCGCTTGACACCCAACCTGTACAGTTTTTTTAGTTCTGAGGGCATCAAGGGAACTGTTAGCTTCCTTCCAAAGTTTAGGTATGTAGGGGTATGTGTCACGATAGACTTGTATAATCCGAGTCGCTTCCGCATCATCAATTTCCACCCCAAAAGTTTTGAGTTGTATCCCAAACTTGGTAGCACCCATGCCATACCCCGCACCGAGGATTGTTGTCTTACCCACGAACCTCTCGCCATCCGTGATTTCACTTTGCGTCTTTCCATAGATAGACGATGCCATGATTTTGTATACATCCTGCTTCTCCTCAAAGGCTGTCACTAAGTCGTTCTGTCCTGATAGCCATGCGACTGTCCTTGCTTCAATCTGCGACGAGTCGGCATCAATCAATACATATCCATCAGGGGCTACGATTGCTTCTTTAAGCAATGATTTGCGTGGTAAGTTTTGCAGGTTTAACTTGTCATCACCGCCCCAACGACCAGTATGGGCAGCATAATACCTAAGAGGAACAGGCATACGACCCCGCTTAGATATAGCAATGAAGCGTTCAGTTCTTGTTTCCTCGAGAGTAGACTTAGTTCCCAAACGGGCGGCAACGATGGCTTGGACTCGCTCGTCGGGATGCTCTGCAAGTTCTTTGAATCCTTCATCATTTTTGGCAAAAGCATATGTTTGTTTACCATTGGCAGGGCTTTCCTTCATTGGTGGCTCAACCCCGAGACTAATAAGTAAGTCGGCTAACTTGGGGTTACTCATCAGCGTATCTTTATCTGCTACACAAGCAGCAAGTAGTTTGTCTTTGCGGGCTTTGACTTGCATCAAATGTTGCTCAAGAAGGGGAGTATCCAAGAACAACACAGGGTCGTAGAACATCTTGAGTGTAAGGTCGATTAACTTTAACTCATGAAGGCTAAACCGAGGCAGTAGGGTCTGAAATAGATCGTAGGTAAGCGTGACATCATTCTTACAATACTCACCGTATTTATCTAATTGATTAGGGCTGAAGTCGGCTTTGCGTAAGCCTTTGGCTTCGACTACCTCATTGCCTTTGACTCCCAAGTTATACCTTTGGGCTAACTTTGCAAGACTATTGCCAGCATCTAAACCATCTGATGCTCGTGCCATAGATAGGGTATCAAACCACGCTCTCGGCTTAATACCAAATGTCCAACTGAGAATTGCTGAATCGAACATAGCATTGTGGGCTAGGGCGAAACTGTTGTCCCAGTCAAACTTCCTAAGAAACCCACAAACTTCTTCACCTGTCCCGCTAAACCATTGGGGTTCGCCATCATTTTGTTTGACGGCTACGCCTATCACCTCGAAGCGATCATCACGCACATACTCTTCTGTCGTCAACTTAGTTAATGAAAAGTCAACTGCGTAGTAGGTCTCAAAGTCTATGGTTAGTATGTTCATTTGTTTTTAATACGAGTTATTTTTTCTGTCATTTTTCCTGTCTTTGTATCGACCGAAGCCTCATAAATGGTAGGAGGTGTCCCAAGCACAGGTTGATTTGAAGTCGAGTAATAGCGTTTGGTTTTTGTTTCTTCTTTGAATACAAGCGTCTCAAGTATTGCGTCGTATGTTTCTTGACGCTCGATATTTTTTATTATCTTTGTAAATTTTTGACGAATTAAATACTGCTCAACTTTGGTAAAGGTATTAAACCTTGAACGATTTGGCATAAACTCATCCCATTTACCCTCCACTATGGCAAATTCTTCGGGGTTGGTATCCATCCGCTCAAGCAAAATTTTTACTTGGTCATGGCAGAATTTTTTAAGCATGGGCTAATCCTTCTTTGTTGGAACGGTCATCGGGGGCAAGCATTTAGCCCCGCCCATCTTCATCAAAAGACGCAAAATATAATTTCAAGTCGTCAATCGTATCCTCGTTAACCATAAAGGACTGACCACCCGCTCGCCTTATCCGTAGTAGTTCTCGTTCTTGCAACGCAGTTAGTTTGCCCTTGATGGTCTTGCACTCGATGGCAATAAACGCACCCATGTAGCAACATATAATATCGGGAACACCGCTACGACCATAGCCGTGGGTGGCAGGGAAGAAATAATAGACACCGTAGTCCTTGAGTATCTTGACTACCGATGCCTTAACTTTCGCTTCAGGCGTCATTTGTTTTCCTTGTTTATTTACTACTTATTGACACAGTATAGTATGTTGCCAAAGAAAAGCAAGTGGTATTTGTAAATTATTTTATTAGTGTTTACCCGCATAGGGGACAGATCGGATTCGATCCGTTTTGTCCCAATAAAAAAGCCCCTCCGAAGAGGGGCTAGGAACTGATATGAACAATAACTATCTTGTAGGCTAAAGCAGATTACGCATCCTACTTGCGTTCACGAGATGCTCACCTTGCGGTGACGCCAATGAGTTCCACATCTGCTAGGCAAAACTCACGGCATTTCAAACGAACTAAACAAGGAGAATAGTTCGCTAAATAGTATATCAGGACTCCATCTTTAGTTCACCACTTACGATGAAATACATGTCCGCCTTGACCATACAACCAAATGCAACATTTACTTCTTCCATTTGCATGACCTTGAACATGGGTAGTCGGATCATTATGTCGCTTGGCAGTTCTTCCGTAGTCTTATACTTCTTTATGCTGTTGTTGCTAAAGTTATATACCGCATAAGAACCATTTGAAAAAGTTTGCACACCATACCCTTGCTTCTTGGCAATCATGTCATGCAAGGCTTGCACCTCAATATACCCAGCAATTTCTTTATCAAGTTCTTTTCTACGACTATACTTCTTCTCGTTAGCAGGTAGCACCACGCTATCCATCCCATTGTTTCTTGCGTGATATGCAAGAAGGGCATAGTCTAATGCTAATTCCTCTTGCTCAATCCCCCACTTGATATGATTTTTAGCATGATGAATAAGACTATGGATTGAGTTAGCCACACTATCTTTAATAAGATCGGCTAACTCGGTGTAGTCCCTACCTACCATCAACTTCTTGACATTACGCAAGGCAACCTTCAAGTGCTTGGTCGTTGTCTCATCACCTCTACCTCGTGACTTGTTAATACGAAACGAACCCACACCAAACACATCTTCGTTAGCACCATTGCGATACTGCCTGACGATAGACAAGAACCCGATGGTCTCACCATCTTCTCTGACATTGACACGATATATCTGCTTGTAGTCTTCAGTATCACCTGACTCAAGCCTTCGCCAACCCGTCTGCACACACTCGTCGTTTACAAAAAAGTCGCAGGTCGGTTTGATTAGTGCAACCTCAGTCACATACGCAGGAAGGTTTGGGTGCATCTCAGCATCCTTGTGTTTTTGTTTGAGATTTGTTTTATCAATATATACCATGTTAGAAACTCATCTTGTTAAGGATTGCGTCTACTTGTGCCTTGGCATCTGTGCGTGCAGTAAACGATTCACGCAAAGTCTCGGCATCATACTTGTCTAGCACATGCTTGAGATCCCGCCTTGCCTGTTCCATCATAGGATCTTTGGTCAGGTTCAAGTGTTGCAACATGTCAACCAATTCCTTGGCGTTCTCCACAAGACTATCCCGAAACACACGGAACTCATGGCTCGGTGTGCCATCTGCACCATGCACCACATCAACAACCAAGCGATCACTCATGCGGGTCAAGCAGTCCTTCAACCTTTCCCAAGCATCACGCATTGCGTTATTAAGCCTGTCTTCGTAAGCCTTGTTGCAGTTCGCAATGATCTCGGCTTTGGCTTCTTCGTTGATGTCGATACGGAAGTCGCCTGCGTTGGGAACAGGGGAGAAGGTATAGCCAAATGCAAAGCGTTGCTTAAGCGTATGGATCTGAGGATATTCTGTTCTCTCGAATAGATCACCCAATTGAAAAGCAGCCGCAGTAATGAGATTCGGATACGCATCAATGAACTTATCGACCAATGCGTTGTAGCCTTCTTCCATCTTGCCCAACTGATCTTTGTATACCATGAAGTTAGACATAGGCAATAAGCGTGAGCCGTTGTCAGTCCATGGTAGCGTCTGCGAAATGTGCCATGCTCGTGCATTGGCTGCATACTTAATGATCTTGTCAAGCACACCTGTGCCTGCCATCAAGTTCTTGTTCGCATTGACCACCGAGGTCTTGGTATTCTTAGCCACATCAATCTCGGCAGATACACTCTTGTCCAACTTGCGACCTGTCCAACTACGGATACTGAGTTCTACCAACATGGCTGATGAGCCGATACTAATTGAGTTATTCATTTGCTTCTCCTTGGTTAGGGGACAAATCGGACTCGATCCGTTCTGTCCCATGTTGTTTAATTAAATGTTGTATTACTTGAGCAAGGGATAAGGAGAAACCTAGTTCCCCAGATAACTTATCCCGCAACTCTTTTAATGAAGCCATGGTCTCAGGGTTAACTGAGACATTTACTTTCTTTTGCTTATTCAACATGCACCACCTTTCCTATGACTTTGCCATCATTGAAGTGACGATTACCTTTGACGCACCACAACACAGGCATATTGATATTCCAATTGCTTGGCTCTTGGTCAGGGATGTAGCCATCGGTTAGCATAAGCAAGCACTCGCCTTTCATGTCATGCTTGTGAATATACTTAGGCACACACGCAGGCTCAGTCCCACCGCCACCCGCAGGCTTGGTAGACTCAACCAAGTTAGCCAACTCGCTACCTTGATATGTTTCTCGTGATGCCACATGGGTATCCCAATACAACACATCAATCTTTTCAGGGCTGACCTCATCACAGATAGACTTCACCTCGGACAAGAACTGCGTCAACTCCTCAGTCCCGATAGACCCTGAGGTGTCAATACCAATGACGATACCGCCTACCTTCTCGTCGTAACTACTCGGCATAATGATGTCTGAGGCTATATATCTCTTGTGTAGCCTACGCCATGTTGTTTGGTCTTTGCCTTGGGTGACTGACTTCACGAACTCACGCAGAGCATCCTTCCAATTTATCTTGGGCACAAGCATCTCGCTAATGTTGCGATCCACATTGCCACCCATCTTACCCACGAGAATAGATCCTTGACGCAGGGCTGACTCGACTTCCTTGGCTTGGGCTTCCTTCTCCTGCTCAGACATACTTTGAGCACCTTCCCAATCG